ATAATAAGGAGAGATAAAAATGTATCTTACTGAAAACTTACAGGAAAAGTGGCAGCCAGTCCTAGAACATCCAGATTTGCCAAAAATCGAAGATGCTTATAAAAGAGCTGTAACTACTGTGATCCTAGAGAACCAAGAAAAATCTGTTAGAGAAGACCGAAGCTTTATGGCTGAGGCTGCTCCTGCTAACGCAACAGGTTCATCTGTGGATAACTTTGATCCAGTATTAATATCACTAGTTAGAAGAGCTATGCCAAATCTTATCGCATACGATATTTGTGGTGTACAACCAATGAGTGGTCCAACAGGTCTTATCTTCGCAATGAAGTCAAGATTTTCAACTCAAGGTGGTACTGAAGCATTATTCAACGAAGCAGATTCAGATTTTTCTGCTAGAGACGCTGCAGGCGATACAGGTTCAACTGACGCTCAAGCGGGTACTAACCCTGCAACACTAAACGACTCACCATCAGCTGGTACTTACACTACTGGTTCTGGTATGTCAACTGCTCAGGCAGAAACACTTGGTGACGGAACTGATGAGTTCGCTGAAATGGCTTTCTCAATCGATAAAGTAACTGTTACTGCGAAATCAAGAGCTCTAAAAGCAGAGTATACTATGGAACTTGCACAAGACTTAAAAGCAATCCACGGTTTAGACGCTGAAACAGAACTTGCGAATATCCTTTCAAGTGAAATTCTTGCTGAAATCAACAGAGAAGTAGTAAGAACTATTTACTCACACGCAAAAGCGGGTGCTCAAGTAAATACAACTACTGCTGGTATCTTTGATTTAGACACCGACTCAAATGGTCGTTGGTCAGTTGAGAAGTTTAAAGGGTTGTTATATCAACTAGAGAGAGACGCTAACGCTATCGGTCAACAAACAAGAAGAGGTAAAGGGAACATTATTATTTGTTCTGCTGATGTCGCTTCTGCTTTGCAAATGGCTGGTGTTTTAGATTACGCTCCTGCGTTGAACAATAACTTAAATGTTGATGACACAGGTAATACCTTTGCAGGTGTACTTAACGGTAAATTCAAAGTATATGTTGATCCATATGCAGCGAATATATCTGCTAGTCAATACTATGTAATTGGTTATAAAGGAACTTCACCTTACGATTCTGGTCTGTTCTATTGCCCATATGTTCCACTACAAATGGTGAGAGCAGTTGGACAAGACAGTTTCCAACCAAAAATTGGTTTTAAAACTAGATACGGAATGGTTCAAAATCCTTTTGCTACATCAAACGGAACTGGTGCTCTTGATAACTCAGGCGCAGTTGCTGCTGGTGAACAAAACTTATACTACAGACGAGTTAAAGTTACAAACATTATGTAATTTCGATTCCTCTCGAAAAATAGAAAAAGGGGCTTCGGCCCCTTTTTTTAAGCCTTCCTTGAAAAAAAGATTGTCATAGCCGCCGCCTAGGTCGAAAAAGAGAACACGGTCATATGATAGTACCCCCCTAAAAACTATTATAAATAGTAGTATGACAACAACAAATGTAATTAATAGAGAACCTTCTATAAGTGATTATGCTAGTCCTATTCAGTTTAGGTTCAAGTGTACTAAACTTCCAACAGTAGAGTTTTTTGTACAAAGTGCTAACATACCTGGTATCAATCTAGGTCAAACACAACAAAACACACCTCTCATTGATATACCTATACCTGGTGATACAATAACTTTTGCTCCTTTAGAGATGTCATTTCTTGTTGATGAAAATTTAAACAACTATAAAGAGATACATGATTGGTTACTTGGTCTAGGATTTCCTAGTAATAATCAACAGTTTCAAGATTTACAATCTGCTGGTTCAGACAGATTTCCTGGTTCTTCTAGAAGCACAGCTACGACTGGTACCTCTACACCTCAACCTTTAAGTGAAGGTGGTATATATTCAGACGCAATACTCACAGTTTTAAATAGTAAAAATATTGCTAAAACAGAGATAAGATTTCAAAATGTTTATCCGACATCTTTAGGTGGTTTAAATTATGATGTAAAACAAACCGATGTAGATTATCTAAGCACTTCGGTAAGTTTTAGTTATATGAATTATGATATAGTCCAAATATCCACTTCATAGTTTAAAAAAATGGTTTAAAACCTTGACAAAACTACCAAAAGGTGATATAATTACATTATGACATTAGAAGAATTACAACAGCAAGTAGATAGAGATTTTAAGTTAGACGATACCGAGTTAGATGCCGAGTCGATTAAGATACCTTTACTACACAATAAATACCTACAACATTTCAATAAGTTTTCTTTACTTTTAAAGAAGGCCGAATACGATTACAAAACCTTACAAAGACATAAATGGGAATACTATACTGGTAAATCAGACCCATCGGTCTATGCAGATAAACCTTTTGATTTAAAAATACTAAAAGCAGATGTGCATATCTATATGGATTCAGATGATGAGTTACAGAAAGCAGACCAAAAGGCCGCATATCTAAAACAAGTCGTTACATATCTTGAACAGGTTTTAAGAAGTATAAACAACAGAACATTTTTAATTAAAAATGCGATAGAGTGGAAGAAGTTTACGAGTGGAGCAATCTAGTTGGCCTGCTTGTGTTGGTCTAGGTAAGATAGGCAAATACGGTAGAGTACATACAATATGGAATGATTGCAAAGGCAGTCGTTCTACACCATGGTATATGAGGTTAGTACCTATGAAATATATTAAGTGGGATAGAAACGGGAGTTATTTATTTTATGGAACATCAAAAAATATTCGCAACTAATTTATTTTTAATAGATAACTTTGTTGATATTGGTGATTTAAGAGGAACTCACAGTACTGATATGATGAAAAAATATATTGGTGACCTGTGGAGTAAAAGAGATTACGATACTAATTGGCAAACAAAGTCAGCAAACTTACAAACAAAAAAAGAGTTTAAGCACTTTTCAGATTTAGTTATAGATACTGGTAAAGATATATGTAAGACATTAAGTTATGATGTTGAAGATTTAATTATTACTGATATGTGGGCAAATGTATTAAAGACTACTGAACATCACCCAATGCATACACACTCAAATAACTTTTTAAGTGGTACATATTATTTACAATCAGACCAAGGTGCAAATATAGTTTTTCATGACCCACGACCTGCAGCTGATGTTATCGTACCAAGAAAGAAAGAAACAAATACTTTAAATTCTAGTCTATTAAGTTATGCGTCAAAAACAAATAGAGCAATATTTTTTCCTGCGTGGTTACCACATCAGGTACAACAAAACAAGTCAAATAATAAACGAATAAGTATAGCATGGAATATGCAAGTGAAAGGTCAGGTAGGTGAACACCATGAATTCCAATCAGCAAGTCTCTAATTACATCTATTATTATCCTAGTGTTTTAGGAGAAACAGCCTGTGATAATATAGTAGCACATTATAACAAGGATACATTTAAGAAGTGGAAAACTTCTACTTTCTCAACTGCTAGTAAAAATCTAGGCACATCTAAAGTTGATATGAAAGAGTTTTGGATTGCACCAGAGATGTTTGGTTACAAAACTATACAACAAGGATTTAATGTAGCAGTAAACGATTATATAACAGAAAACAATAAAATAAAAATACAAGAATACACACACTTTAGAATTAACTGTTACGAAACAGGTGGTTTTATGAAAGAACATATAGATAATATTCATCATAGTCATGGACAAAAAACTGGTTATCCTCATCTAACATCATTAATATTTTTAAATGATGATTATGAAGGCGGCGAGTTTGTCTTATGTGGCGAACCTTTAGAAAAGAAAAAAGGTTCAGCAGTTGTCTTTCCATCAAACTTTATGTTTCCACACGAAGTTAAAAAAGTTACTAGTGGTATTCGATATAGCATAATGACATGGATACTTTAATAATAGAAAAGAAAAACGAAGTCTATATAACCGTTGATTGTGACCCTAACATTCAACGAGAGATATCAGAGTTCTTTACATTTTATGTACCAGGCTACAAGTTTATGCCTGCGTTTCGTAATCGTATGTGGGATGGTAAGATAAGATTATACTCACAAAAAA